TCTTTCGAGGTCTGAACACATGGCAAGTACGAGACATAGAGTCACGGACGCCCGCTACGGACTGGTAGGTAACTATGTTACCTATCCGTTTGGCGGGAGTTTGTTGGTTCAGAGTTTCGATCGAGCCGGCATACTTCGGATTTGTGATGACACGGTGGGGAACTTTCGCAACGCGAATGATTTCTTACTAGTGGAGTCCAAGTTTGACATGCCAACGTTCAGTGGACGGTTTCCGGTGACTGGGAGTCCTACCAAGGAGCTATTTAGCTGCCCTGCGGATTACCAGCCATCAGTGCCGTCCCCCTTGTCCGAGTTTCCGGCTTTCACACCAGTGGAGCTGAGTAACTTGGCGTGGGAGGCCCTTGCAGCCACCAATATAAACACCCCTGCGCTTAACGCGCAGACGTTTATTGCGGAGCTGAAGGATCTACCTTCTCTGATTAAAGGCTGGGGGAGTAATCTCCTTAAGAATGTCGCGCGAGGTCATCTGACCTGGCGATGGGCATTAAAGCCGATGATTAGGGATCTGACGACAATGTTCAACCTAGCTGAAAGCATTAATGCTCAAGCGAATAGGTTGGCCACATTGTCTCAGAGGAAAGTTGAGAGACGCAGGAAGGCCCTACGTAGCTCCTCGGTGACGCCACCTCCGACAACAGTTCAACTGAAGTCGGTGGGGGCAAATATCCAAGGTCTACGCCGCGTCACCTACACTGAAAAGGTGTGGTGTACCGTAACTTGGAAGTTACGGGATGACGCCGTTATACCTCCGCTGTGTTCTACCGAGTTACTAAACTTGGCTAGAAGACTTACGCTTGGTATAACCAGTCATGCGGCGCTGGAAACTCTATGGGAGGTTATGCCCTGGAGTTGGTTTGCGGATTGGTTCTTGGGGGTGGGCACTGTTTTGCAGGCCACCAACAATACCGTTCCGGTTACGTGGCACACTATCTGTATCATGCGGACTTCCGAGGCTATCGCCGAGGTAACCGCAAAAAGCAGTAGTGTGGATTTAGGGTGGTGCCACATGAGTGGACCATTCCGACAATCGGAGATAAGAAAGGAGAGGCGTGTCGCCTCACCAATCCTACCTCTTGCACCGTCGAGTTTGCCCTTTCTATCGGGCAAGCACTGGTCGATCCTGGGATCGCTCGCGGTCCTGAAGCGCCGTTAGGCGTTCTTGGGATCGTGGCTTTTTACAGGAGAACTTCCCAATGCTGGGAAACACGTACGTACTTGGCCTTGCGTCGGGGTCCAAAACCCTTCCGCTCGTCAAGCAAGATGGCTATTCTGCAGAGTATTCTCTGCGGGAGAGCCTGAAGTCCTACCGCGTCGTTGTTCGACACTCGAAGGTGAAGAAGCCTTTTGGTATCACCCTGGACCGCCACAATGTGGAGGTCTTGGTGACAACGTTTGCGGCTGGGGCCGTGCCTGAGTCGACACACAAGGCGTACTGTGTCATCGAGCATTCGCCCGGTGACACGAACGTCGAGCCTGTGGATGCATTGGCCGATTGGCTAATCGCTACCTCCAACAGCAACGTGACGAAGCTGTACAACTTCGAGAGCTGAAAATGCTCGACCTTAACCGGTCATGGGGTTGCAAGTGAGCGCTACCGTAAGAAGTAGCGGTCATGAAGCTGCAGTCCTCTGGATAGGTGGAGAACCATTCCAAGACTGTTTGCAGGCAAGTATGGTGTTTCCTAACGCAGCGTGGGACATTCGGAGTTAATCCTGTGTCTAATCGCCACGTTAGGGAGTTGAGAAACGTGTACACAGCCCTCTTTGAGGATGCTAAGTATGCGTTCCCGACACTGGCAGCCGGTCTCTCGCGAGACTTATCTAGGCTGCTACGGCTCGTAGACAGTAGGGGCATCCACGTTTTCGTGGTTGACCTTCCTGCCGTGGGAAAGCATCTGGATAGATGCCTTTCTACGGGATCGTACACTACCTCGGGGCTCTGCCTTACCAGGCAGGTCTCGGATAGTGTGAGGGTTCCCAGGTTCCTTAGGGACTTGTACCTTCAGATCTTCGATGAGTCAGGAAATCTAAAGGAGGATTGCAATGTGGAGTGTGTTTTATTTCTTAGGCAGATTTTATACTGCGCTAAGAAGGCTACGCTCGATTGCAATGATCAGAATATACTGGACGAAGTCCAGGAATTCTTGGTCATTGACAGTCAGCTTCCCGAACCTGAGGAGGTCTGGGAAGCTGATGTTCCGACGGATGCCGAAATGAGCTCCGCTTTCACTGGTTTCAGTGACAGCGCGCTTATTAGGGACCGCTTGGGATGTGACCCAACTGGGTTACTGTCGACCTTTCTGGTGAACCTTGATCTTGTATCAGGGTTCATCAGCGCAGAACTTGGGCCTTACCGGCCTGAGGACTGGCGCTTTAGACACGGTCCTGGCGCTGTTTCTGAGCGGACAGGATCAGTTAACAAATACCAATTTGTTAACTGGTCTGAACGTTTAGAGAGCGTGTATCCGTTGGCTGATTATGGTTTTCACAACCACAGCGCTTGGATAGACTGGGTTAGGGATGGGAAAGGCATTGGGTCTCACGACCCTATGTCCCGACTTGTCGCTGTTCCAAAATCATTCCTGAAGCCTCGGCTTATAGCCGCGGAACCGACGGAGCATCAGTGGTGTCAGCAGAACTGCTGGCATTACTTTTGCGAGAGGGTAAAACATACGTGGATCGGAGACTTCGTTCGCTTTCGCGATCAGTCGAAGAATCAGCGTATGGCCCTTGAGGGTTCTGGAAATGACCGGTTAGCTACTGTAGATCTTTCTGCAGCAAGTGATCGTGTCACCTGTCATGTCGTGGGTAACTTGTTTAGGTCCAATATTGGACTTTTGCAAGCCCTGCGCGCATCACGTACCCGCTATCTTCACCAGCAAATTAACCGTGAGGTTGATGAGTTGGTGAGGTTGAGAAAGTTCTCAACCATGGGTAGTGCCTGCACCTTTCCGGTGGAGAGTTTGGTGTTTCTTGCGGTAGCGATAGCATCTTGCCTCACAGTGAGGACAATGCGAGTTACCGCGGGGAATATAGCCTCTCTTTCTGGGGAGGTGACCGTCTTTGGGGATGACATCATTGTCCCCTCAGACTGTCGGGTGGTGTTCGAACGGGCGCTTGAAGTACTTTACTTCAAGGTGAATGACTCGAAGACTTTTTGGACTGGAAAGTTCAGGGAGTCTTGCGGGGTCGACGCATTTGCTGGTGTCAATGTGACACCTGCATATTGGCGAAGCCCGTCGGATGCCAAACCGGAATCAATAGCCAGTACCGTTGAGGTAGCAAACAACTTCTACAAGAAGTTCATGCTGCACACAGCGAGTTACCTGGCGTCGACCGTACAGAAGGCAGATATGCCAACTGTAGCTGTTGATTCTGGAGTCCTGGGTTTTCAATCACGTCTCGGCCCCCATCTCAAGCCATTAAGGCGTAGATGGAATAGGAGCCTTCAGCGTGAGGAGGTCTTAGTTACTGGCATTTCTGCCCGTGTGACGAAGACCGCAATCCATGACGACTCGGCGCTACTTCAGTATTTCACTGAAGACCCATCACCTTACACGATGTGGAAGGGTGGTGTTAGCTCGAGGCCGGCGCTAAAAATTAGACGCCGGTGGGTGCCTGTTGAAAACTTGTGTTCTCAACCAAGTTAGACAGGGTTAATTGGGA